GTACAGTGACACTTGGTAAGATTCTTGATCATGACGATGATAGTCAATACTATCCTAACAACCCTACAGGTGAATTCCCACCTTTCCGATGCTCTGGTGATTCAGTCACTTGTGCGTATGAGAGAGGAAAGTGGGAGCGCGAGCATGAGGAATGGTTGAAGGCAAAAGACAGAGCATACCAGTGTGGTCGATTCCCCGAGAAGTGCAATACACCTTGATTAAGTTAGACTTCTTGATAAATAGCCGGGACCCCTCGGCTATTTTTTTGGATTGTATATGGCCTTTAAAGAAGACATAATGAAAGAGTTAGGTATTAACGACGAAAAGCTAATACCTAAGGTTACTGGAACTTATAGAGTCAAGCCAGGCAGGTTGGATATTCATCCCATGGACATGCCGACCTTCCAAGCATTGTTTGCTGCTGGTACTAACAAGGGCGTTGGTAATGGAGAGGTGTCTCTATTTTGGTTGTTTAACTGGGGCAGTCGATCCAACAGAGCGAAAGAAACAAGAGGCGGTAACGATCCTGATCTATTGATAGATAACCAGAACGTCGAAGTAAAGGCTTATGGTAATCATGATAAGTTTAGTCTTGGTAGATTCCAGAACCAGAAAGTGTTCCGTGAAATGGTTGCAATTATCTTTTCGGTTGATAATATAATGCGTGAAAGTGGTTTTACCGATCTTGCTAACTTCAAGTACAAAGACCTTTCCCGTTCAGCTGAAACCTTCTGTGAGATCAGACATATGCTAATGTCTGAACCAGAGCTTGGCAAGTATAAAATCTTTTCGCAGTTAATGAAAAAGATTGAAAGGTTCGAACAACTAGCAGCTGCAAATGGTATGAAGAGTGCCTGTTACATTGGTAGAGGTAAACGTCCTGGCGGTGCATTGATTGCAATGGAAATGTCTAAATATATTTTAAAACAGCTTCTGGGTGACAAACCTGGTGATAAAGGTTTTATGCTTAACTTGGTTCCTGATTCTAGTAAAAAGAAGATGAATGAAACGAAAGGTATCATGCTTTACAAAGTTGACCTTGACAAAATGGAAACGTCACCTGAAATACTTGGATCAGAAAGTCCTCAAACCTTTACCTTTAACGGTGGTGCATTTAGCGCTAACTTCTCTAAGTTGTTTGGTAAGATAACTTCTTAATGAAAAAGTTTTCTACAATACTAACAGAGTCTAAGAACACTCACATGGAGCACATTGAGGAAATGATCTTCAATGAAGGGTCTGCGGGTGCACGACGAGCAATTAATTCTCTCAGAAATCTTCGAGATATGTTGGCAGGAAACAGTAGCCAAAAGGTCAATGCTACTGTAAAATGGGACGGTGCACCAGCTATCTTTGCTGGTATTGATCCTAGTGATGGTAAGTTCTTTGTAGCTAAGAAGGGGATATTCAATGTCAACCCACAACTCTTTAAAACCCAAGCAGACATCAACAGGGGGCTATCGGGTGAGCTCCGAGACAAGTTTACTATCGCCCTTAGAGAGTTTCGCAAGCTGGGCATTAAGCAAGGTGTCTTTCAAGGCGATCTCCTGTTCACTAAAGGAGACGTGGATACGGTTACCATATCTGACGAGAAGATGTATACGTTCCATCCGAATACGATTGTATATGCTGTGCCTGCTACTTCTGGTCTCGGACAAAGAATTAGAAAAGCGTCTATCGGAATTGTCTGGCATACGAGTTACTCTGGAAGAAGTCTATCGACGATGAAGGCATCTTTTGGTAAGGACATTACAAGCAAGATGAGACAAGTACCATCAGTGTTCATGGATGATGCTACTTACCGAGATGTTACTGGCAACGCTAAGTTTACTAGTGGTGAGACAACCAAGTGTACTGCTCTCATTAGTATGGCTGGCAAGATGCTTAATACTGTCTCGGGTGATGTGCTTAGAATGATTGCAACTGACGAAGAACTAAAGCAAAAGATAAAGACATACAACAACACTTACGTCAGAGCAGGCGAACCTTTTCCCAATCCACAAAAGCATGTACGTGGTCTTTACAAATACATAGAAGAGTGGTACGATAAAGAGATCGAAACAAAGAAGCAGCAAAAGACAAAGGATCAGTGGATTGCTAGAAAGAAAGCTGTACTTGGTAAGGTGTTTGGTAACGTAGGTGACCTTACTAACATATTCTCGTTTATGAATATCGTTATTCAAGCAAAGCAGATGATTATAGATAAGATGAACAAAGCTGGTTCTTTGAGAACCTTTTTAAAAACTCGTGATGGTTTTAGAGTAACAAACCCAGAAGGCTTTGTTGCCATAGATAAAGTAGAAGGTGCTGTCAAGTTAGTTGACAGACTTCAATTTTCATATGCAAACTTCTCTCCAGATATCCTAAAAGGCTGGCAGAAATAAATAAGACATTAAGCGATAAGTCTAAGGAAAACTCGCAATGGACAAAACAGTATTTACATTTGGTAGGTTGAATCCACCTACTGTCGGCCACGAGAAGTTAGTTGATAAGGTTAAGCAAGTTGCTAAGCGACTTAATGCTGAACCTCACGTATTCCTTTCTCATAGTCAAAATTCCAAGAAAGATCCTCTTAACTATAACCAAAAGTTCAAGTATGCTAAGCAGGCTTTTGGTAACGTAGTATACAAATCCAATGCACGCACTGTAATCCAGATCATGCAAGAGCTGGAAAAGATGAACCATAAGGATGTTGTTATGGTTGTCGGATCTGATCGTGTGCAGGAGTTCCGTGCTTTACTTAATAAGTACAACGGCAAAGACTACAACTTTAATAGTATCAAAGTAGTATCAGCTGGTGAGAGAGATCCAGACGCTGAAGGTGTGTCTGGTATGTCTGCATCTAAGATGCGAGCTGCTGTATCAGCGGGAGACCAGGCTTCTTTTATGCAAGGAGTGCCATCCAAACTATCAAGACAATCAGCAGCTAGAATGTATTCAGACCTGAGGTCAGCAATGAACATTACAGAAGACTTTAACGATTTCGATTGGGAGCTTTGGGCAGAGACTGTCGATATTGACGACGAAGAGATTCTCGACGAATCAGTACTTTCCTTTGCACAACGAATTAAACGTGCTCGTACAATGAAGCGACTTGCTCCTCGTATGAAGAACCTTCGTCGTATTAAAAAGTTTAGGATGGCAGACAAGGACATCCTAATGAAGAGAGCCCGTAAGCAAGCAATCAAGATGTTTCGTAAGAAGGTTGCTGGAGAGAAAGGTGAGCACTATTCACAACTGTCACCTGCTGCTAAGATTTCTATCGACAAGTTGATTCAGAAAAAGATGCCAGCTGTTTCCAAACTTGCTCAGCGGTTGCTTCCAAAAGTACGTAAAGCTGAAGTCGAAAGATTACGTTCAGCACGTAAGCCTACCAATGAGCAGCTGGAAGAAGTTGCACAAGATCCAGATATCAAAGACCGTACAGGTACCCAACCTAAAAAGTACTTTAAGGATCTGTCTAAGTCTACCAAGGCAGCTCGTGATGCACACTTTAAGAAGTATGCTAAGAAGGATGATAGTGATCCATCTAACTACAAGCCGGCTCCAGGTGATAAGTCAGCTGAGACTAAACCATCTGTACATACTAAGAATTATAAGAAGATGTTTGGTGAGTCAAACGGTCAGACAGATGACGTAGCAGATATTGTACCAGATCGTATCCGTGTCTCTATGATCTCTAGCTCTAAGAAGCGGTTACTCAACGACAAGTTTGAGAAGATGACCGAGCAAGATATTGCAGCTAGGGTATCTGGTCCAAGTACAACTCAAGCAGCTAAGAGACACTCTGACGAAAGACAGAGACTCAAAGATAAGCAAGCACGTGAAAGAGAGACATTAAAAAATCGACAAGCTGGACAAAAAGACCGTGCTCAGATTAGGGACATTAGAAAAGAAAGTCTCGATGAGATGTTTGAAGCAATGCAACGCAGACAGCAAAAGGCTAGTTCTAGTATTGCTCCTGGTAACGATTATGCTTTAGAGGAAAAGGCTATTGATGCCTTAAAGAAGAAAGCAGAGAAGTCTGGCATTTCATATGGTACCCTGAAGAAAGTATATGACCGTGGCATGGCAGCTTGGAAGAGCGGTCACCGTCCTGGTACTACTCCTCAGCAATGGGCCTTTGCTAGAGTGAATAGTTTTGTAACAAAGAGCAAAGGTACATGGGGTGGTGCTGACAAGGACTTAGCATCTAAGGTCAAAAGTGAATCGGTTTCAGAGGCAAAAAAAATACCCCATAAGTTAGATCCCAATAAATCACTAAAGCATGCTATGACAGATATTGGCTTGGATAGAGATTCTGATGGTGACGTAGATATTTTAGATAAAATGAAGAAGCTCAATCCCGACGAGATTACCGGTACAGAGAAGAACTCAAAAGCAATTCAATCCTTTCGTAAAAAACGCGGGGAGATTGAAAAGAAACATACGCGTGTTGGCGTAGCATATGAAGAGAAGTCACTTGACGAGTCTTTTCAGATGATGGTACAGCAACCAGCTGGGTATGGTCAGATTGTGACTGCTAAAGAGGCCGGCATCGAAATCCAAGCAGGTTTTGCTTTACATCCATCCGTAACCGAAGAGGGTGGTGCTGGTGAATACGGTACTGATAAGTTAAAGAAGAAGTATAGGAAAGATACTCCTGGAGAGGAGCAAGAGGAAAAGAACGATGATGAAATTTAGCCAGTACGTTCAAGAAGCTACCTACCAGGGTAAAAAAGTTACCCTCAATAAGCCTATGCCAGGTGATGTTAAGAAGTCGAAAGTATTTGTAGATCCAGATGGTGATGGTAAAGCAAAGAAGGTAAACTTTGGTGATAAGAATATGAAGATCAAAAAGAATATTCCCTCTCGTCGTAAGTCTTTCCGAGCTCGTCACAACTGTGACAACCCTGGTCCAAAGGACAAAGCCAGATATTGGAGCTGCAAGGCGTGGTAGTTTATGAGCTACAAGTGTGAGAAGATCCTTGATAAGGATGACATAAACTTCCTTGTTAGTATATCAAAAGAATGTAATTGGAAGAACATTTATCAATTGTACAATGTGTTCAAGTGTCGTATATCTTATCCCCAAGGTAAAGAGCATCACATTAGTGAGAAAATGAAAACTCACTTGGAAATAGATTTTAATTGTGATGTGTTGACCTACTTTCTTGATTATGTGCCTGGATCGTTTACTAGACCTCACTTTGATATAAACACAGAATATTCTGTAATTACAGTTCTTGAACAAAACAACTTAGTTGGCGGATATAGTATTTTTTATGACAACTATCTTTGTCCTGAAAGAGGAAGAGATGGTTCATTGGTTTGTGAACGGGATGATGTTGAAAAACAAAAACCACCTTACAATAAACCAATTATTCCTGTTGTGGTGTCTCCGGAGGTAGGGGATAGTTTAGTATATAACAAAAAAGCTAGGCACGGAGTCTCTAAAGTAGAGTCTGGCAATAGGCTAGTATTCGTTTCTTGGTTTAGAAAAAAGTAGGTTTGTTATGAGAGGAATGCAGGCAATTGAAAGAGTCGTCGAGTATAGTGATGTGGATACCGTACTTGATATTGGCTCGTGGAATGGTGAACATGCAAGCTATCTAAAAATGCATGGTAAGAATGTAAGTACTGTAGACTTTAATGTTAAGGCCGACTATCACGGTGACTATCTTGAACTTAATCTTCCACAGTTTGATTGCATTTGGTGCTCGCATACTTTAGAACATCAAACTAATCCAGGTATGTTTCTAAAGAAGTGCTGGAACGACCTTAAAGATAATGGATTGTTTGCTGTTACTGTTCCAAGTATGGAGAAGTATGGTACCAAAGTAGTAGATGGCCACATGACGTATTGGAATGCAGGTGTGCTACTTTACCATCTTATCCTTACTGGGTTTGATTGTAGTGAAGCAAGAGTAGCAACCTACAACAATGAAGTGTCTGTACTTGTACGTAAGGTTAAAGCAGACCTTCCAAGAATATCAAGTGATCGAGGTGAGTTAGATAGATTATCAAAGTTCTTCCCTATTGATGTATCGCAAGGGTTTGATGGATCAATAAAGGAGATTAACTGGTGAAGGTAGGTGTTATTGTCAACGGCAGTGGTCCTTTATATACGGATGCTGCGTTAGCACTTGGTCAGCAGTTTGATGATTGTGTTATTGTGGGACAAGAGATTGTAAGTAATGAGTTAGACACTTGTGATTTGTATATTGTAATTGGTAACTATTTTGTTAATTACAATGTACATAGAGCGGGCCCAGCTAAGAGGTACGTTTATGCTTCTGGTAAACCGTTTATAGTTGTTACCGGTAGTTTGTTTAATGTAAAGAGGCCGGATCATGTACGACTCAATGTTAATGGCTTTTGCAATAACTTTGCCATGATGCCACCAAGTAGTCCAGATAGGTTAATAAAGCTACTGTCACGTTACAACATATCTAATATTGGTAAGCATGTAAGAGGCGACAAAATTGTTATTGCACCAAATGCATTAGCAAGTCCTATGATGTTTGGTAAGGACGTTGACCGGTGGATATACTCTGTACTTGACCAGTTAGATACCATTACCGACAGACCTATTCAACTAAGATACCATCGTAAGAATGTAATCAACCACAGTAACTGGTTTGAGCGGATTGATGATAGGTTTGGAGATCGTATAGATATAACAATGGACACTAAGAGTGATCTTGGTCCACTGGAAGATGCTTATTGTGTTATAACATACAACAGCACGTATAGTGTATTGTCTTTATTGACGGGATCAAGTAACATAGCAACACATCCAGGTAGTTTCATACATGGGTTGGTAAAAGATGAGATAAGTGGTGAGAGTCTTACTTACTATCCAGGATACAATGAGATCGAAGGTCATTATGGTAAGCTCGCTAACATGGAATGGTCTTTAGATGAAATTAAAGATGGTTCCGCGTGGAAGGTGCTTGAGCCAATGGTTGAAGAAAACATACAAATCAATAGAGAATGGTTATGAAGTGGTTGGATAGATTGATGGGCATACCTTTAGAGGAGAACCCGATTGATAAGGTGATAACCGAAAAGGGTCAGCACCCAGAGGTAAATAAGGTATACGAAGCAAGATGGGTTTGGTATCACACCATCCTTGCTATCGAGATTGGATTCACTAATGTATTACTTTTGTTAATCCTTGCTGTACTAGCTTTTAAGTGAGATTGTTATGTTAACTGTATATGTTGGTTGGGACTCAAAAGAGCCCGAAGCGTTTGATGTATGTAAACATAGTATCGAAGAGACTGCTTCAGAATCAGTGTCTGTGATACCGTTAAAGAAGCAGCAGTTTATAGAAAGACAACTGTACTGGCGAGAAGAAGATAGTAGAGACAGTACAGAGTTTACCATGACAAGATTCATGGTGCCGTGGCTTAATGGTTACTATGGTAAGGCTGTCTTTTGTGATTGTGACTTCTTATTCGAAACAGATATAATGGAGTTAGTTGCTCAATTTGACGAAACCAAAGCTGTACAGGTTGTTAAACACGACTACACTCCAAAAGAAAAGACTAAGTTCCACGGGCACGTACAACACGTTTATCCAAGAAAGAACTGGTCCAGTCTAGTATTATGGAACTGTGAGCATAAAGCAAACAGGTCCCTAAACTTAGATGTGATAAATAGTAAAGACCCAAGCTATTTGCATCAGTTTAAATGGCTTCAAGATGATGAGATTGGTGAGCTTAGCCACGAATGGAATTGGCTAGAAGGACACTATCAAGAACCTGAAGATGGTAGTCCAAAGGCAATACACTTCACCAGGGGTGGTCCTTGGTTTGAAGGATACGAGAACGTACAGTATGCTGACCGATGGTTGGCTGCACAGAAGAGGTTAAAAGAAAAAAATGACGACTCACCGCTCGCTCGAGAACTCAATCAGAGAAATAATGGCCAAGCAGAACCAGTCTTCGCTGCAAGAAGAATCGGTTGAAGAAATAGTTGAAGAGGTCGAGGCCGAAGAAGAGCAGCTCGATGAAAAGATGGGAGACGCCTTTAATCGTAGCATGAGAGCTACGGTTCGTGGTGGTAAGACAGCCGACTACATTACTAAGAAAGCTAAGGAGCGCTCAGACCTCAATAAAAAGAACGATCCCGGTATGGCTAAGAAGGGATACGCTCTTTCGGTTACTGACCGTGACAAGGCTATGAAGAAAGCTAAGAAGCGTGGTCTTAATCCTAAGTATCCAAGACAGAAGTATGGTAAGCCAAATCTGCCAGAAGAGATGGTTGATGAAACAGCTAACTCCAAAAGAACTGCTAGAACCGGTGGACCATCAGGTAGAGGCAATAAAGGTGCTGGACTTGGATCAGGCAAAAGTCAAAAGAAAGGCTACAATAAACATCTTGATATTCCGTTTAATGATAAGAAAGTAAACGAAAAGACTCTGACGCCTGCTGAGAAGAAGAAGCGTGAAGAGATTGCAAAGGCAATCGAGCGTGACAATCCCAAGATGTCAATGGATAAGAAGATGGCAATTGCAACCGCTACTGCTAAAAAGGTTGCTGAATCGTCTATTTCTGATCGTACCAAGCGGTTAATCGAAAGAGCGATCAATCGAAAAACATAAATACAGAAAAACCTTCGGAGAATTATTGTGGACCCTTTAACTCACAGACGACTAGGGATCTCTGATAGCCTTCTAGATGCTGTCAAAGGTATTACTGAAAAGAAGAAGCTAGATCCAGTCGGCAAAGCTGATGCTGATATTGACAATGACGGTGACGTTGATAAGTCAGATGAGTATCTGAAAAATCGTCGTAAGGCTATCAAGAAGTCCATGAAGAAGGACGACAAGAAGCCAAGTGGTAAGAAAGACGATATCGATGTCGAACCAGAAATGGATGACAAGATGAACGAGTCTGTCGAGCTCGACGAAGAAAGCATTAAGATTACTTACAGGAATCCAAAAGACGGCAAGACACACACAATGAACGTGTTTACTGCTCAAGATGCTCGCCAAGCTGAAATGGATCTTAAAAAGCAGGGTATGAACATCATTAAGAAAGAGATGGGTGAAGAGAAGTCTCCAGATGGTGTTGATAAAGGTGCTGTCGATAAGCACAACTGTGCTACTCACGTCTACCACGAGCAGTGGGGAGAAGGTCAAACAATTCGAACAATGCATGCAGAACCAGACGAGCACGGTTTCGTAGAATGGTATGATGTAATGTTTGATCACGGTATTGAGAAAGGAGTACCTGTTGCAGAAATGAAGGTCACTCTTGAAATGTCTCACGGAAATCACAAAAAGAAGAAATAGGAGAACTTAAATGTCTGCATGGGGAAATAAAGACGACGTAGCGTCTCCAGGAACTGTAACCGTAACTGGCGGTACAACAGTTACTGGTACTGGTACGTTCTTCGCTAACAACTTTTCTGTAGGCCAGATGGTAGCAGTTACAGATAGTGGCTCTAGTGTTATCGTTTCTATTGCTAACTCTTCTGTAATGACAGTATCACCAGCTATTACAAACGTAAGCGGCAAAGCATACACAGTATCTGAAAAGCCTGTATCTTTGGTTAGTGGTGACACAACTACTGATGCTGACTTGGTATTTGGTGTATCTGTAGCTGAGCAAGGTGTTGCAACTGCAAACACTCATCACGCTGGTTGGGTTAAGATTGGTGACCGCTATACTGATTCTAACAACAACGTTCGTCAGAAGACTGAAGTACTAGTTGCTATGTCTACCATCACTGGCGATGCGGATGATGACGTACAGCTTCCTGACGCATAAGGAGCTTTACCATGGCTGATCAAAAGGTCACCGAACTAGCTAATCTTACAACTGCGGCTTCCGAGGATGTATTCTACATTGTAGATGATCCTTCGGGGACCCCAGTTAGTAAAAAGATTACTGCCAAGAGCCTTTTTGGCGCTGTACCTGCGAACACAACCTTTACGCACTTTGCTACCTTTAACAATAAGGTAACAGCTGCTAACGGTGTCGTTACATTAGCATCTTCTACTACAGTTGGTAGCAACAATGCAACTACTGTACTTGGTGCTGGGATGCAAGGTAGTATATTCTGGGATAGCAATTACCTTTATGTTGCAGTATCCAATACTCAAATCAAGAGAGTGGCACTGTCTGTATTTTCATAACTAAAAGAATTTTATAATGCAATTGAATGATAATAACTTTTCGTTATTTGCTGCCAAATACTACAACAACCCAAACTGCACTGACATACTTGAGTTCCACGATGACCTTAATCGTATCAAGTATGTCAAGCGTTTGCTTAAAGGATACAGTGAAACGGGTGAGTTAAAAGAAAGATTGGTCCTAAATCATCTTATCACTCTCTTCAACGTATTCGAACCTCAAGCCTGTACAAAGATGCTGGTATACAAATTACCAGAGCATGTTTCGGTACTTAAATCGTTTTTATCACATCTAAACGTATGGCAAGACCGTATTACCGAACTTGGTCCAGATAACGAAGTGATAAATAGTAAAGATATTGAATCAGACCCCTATGCAGAATCAGTACTGGCTAACCTATGACTTCAGCTGTCGATCTTTACGTTCTCTATAAATTCATCAAGGCTATTTCAACACCTTTTGATGAGACGAAGGCGTTTGAGCTTGGAATCATAAACGAGAAGGGTAAGCTGCTAAAGAAGCCTAGAACGAAAGCAGAGAAAGACGCATACGATCATTTCGATCGATTCACCTTTAACATCAAACGAATTCTTCAACGTGTTGGTCTTGATAAGACCTACGCTACCTACGCTGGTGCCTTATTGTTAATGAAAGAAGGTGCTGAAGGTGTCAAGATGACAGACTTTGAGATTGAAGAGGCTCTTGTTGAAAACTACAAGTACTTGAGAGAGAACACAGACAAGTCTTACAATCTACTTCAAGACGAAATGGCTGCTAATGTAACTGGTGCTGGTGTTGTGGGTACTGGTGACAATCCAGTACACTGGGGTAAACCAAAAGGCCGTAAACCAGTACTTGGAAGAGGTATTAACGGTCTAGCCTATCTTCGAAGACGAAACAAGAAAAAGAAAGAAGTAGTAAAGTCTTCTTATCCTCGAGGTGTCGCTAAGCTAGAGGGTAATAAGTAATGGCTTACCTTAAGCATATTGAATACAACGAAGAACTTAACATTGCTAGAGGTATTGTTCGAGGCACGTCTGTAATACACAAGTTCGGAAGAAATCCTTCTATAGGTGGAGCTCCAGAAACTATTATACAACAAGGTGGAACTTACACCTACTTAACTTCTCCATCCACAGTATATGTTACTAGCAGTAGCGGTAATGATGCTGCAGCAGGGACTGGTGCAAGAACTATTACAATAGAGGGTTTAGATGTAAACTATAACGCAATTGAAGAAACGCTTACGGTTGGAGGTGCAGTCGGTACTGCGCAGTTTTTTAGAATTTTTCGTGCTTTTGTTGCCTCATCTGGATCTGTAGGAACGAATGTTGGAACTGTTAGTGTGACTACTGGAGCGGGTGGATCAGGAACTTTATTAACCACAATTGGTATTATAGGTTCCGGTACAACATTTGGTTTGGGTCAAACGCATATGGCCATGTACACTATACCAGCAGGTTATACAGGCTATCTTACTAATTGGAACGTCGGCGTTGGTACTTACAACGATACCGTGACAGCAACATTGTATACAAGAGAAATAGGTAATGCATTAGTCTTTAGGACTAGAGATGTTATGGATGTTCCTGGAGGATTACATCAAAGGATTTATAGTGTACCTTTTGCTCTGCCAGAGAAAACCGATATAGAAATCAGAGCCCTTGCATCTACCGGTTCGAAGATAAGTTCAACATTTGATGTTATACTTGTAGAAAATGATTTCGTTGAGAGCAGGAGTAGTTACTGATGCGTAGAGGAAGACAGCATACTATTACTGAGTACATTGATATTCGTATCAGTCAGCTTGCTCAGGATATGGATAAAGCGAAGGATAAATATGACAAGCAATGGTACAACCGTATCATTCAAGAATTGAGTTGGGCAAGAAACCAAGATCATAACTGTTACATGGGAAGGGATTATGAATAGGGAAGCTGTTTATGAGCAACTTAAAATCGACGAGGGCGTGGAATATGTCGTGTATCTCGACCACCTCGGCTACCCAACCTTTGGAGTCGGTCACCTTATCAAAGAGAGTGATCCGGAATACGGAGAACAAATTGGAACTCCAGTTAGTGAAGAAAGAGTGCGGGCGTGTTTCGAGGGAGACCTTGACATTGCCGAACGAGAGTGTGGCCATCTATACGGAGAACGGGAGTTTGGAAGTTTCCCAGACGAGGTCCAGCAGATCTTGGTTAATATGATGTTTAATATGGGTAGGACGAGACTATCAAAATTTAAAAAGTTTAATGCTGCTATCCAAGAAGGTGATTGGAAGACAGCTGCAGTCGAAGGACGAGACAGTCTTTGGTACAGACAAGTTACCAATCGTGCTGAACGTCTTATGACTAGGATGGAGAACGTGTAATGCCTTTTCTTATTGTGCTTTTGTTATTCGGATCTTTGATTGGTGGCGGTTACTTCTACTATCAGGACAGTCAAGCTACTATTGCTAGACTGAGAGACAACAATGCAAAGCTGTCTCTAGTTGCTGAAACAAACCAAGCAACTATCAAGCAGATGCAACAAGATGCAATCGACGCTGAAGAAAGGATGCAGGAGTTATCTGTAAGAGCTAGAGAAGCTGAAGAGTATCAAGATAAACTTATTAGTAAGTTACGTAAACACGATCTTACCGCTTTGACTCTAAAGAAGCCTGGTATGATTGAGAAAAGAGTAAACAATGCAGTTGTTAAACTTGGACAGGATCTTGAGGAGTATACCAGTGACAAACCAGCTGAAGTGGTTAGCCCTAGTACTGATAGCGAGTAGTATGGTTGCATGTGGAACCGTAGATCCACAGGTAGTAGTTAAAACCGAATACGTAGAAAAGAAGATACCTTTGCAGCCACATCCTAAGGGTGTGACTATGCATCCCGTGTACTTCTATGCTGTGAACGAGGAGAATCTAGAGGAGTTCCTGTCAAGGTTTGAAGGTGAGAACGGTGATATAGTGTTTTTTGCTATAAGTGTACCGCACTATGAGAATTTATCGCTAAACATGGCTGACCTAAAAAGATATATAGGACAGCAAAAAAGTTTGATTGTTTATTACGAAGATAGTATTGCCAAGCAGTCTGATCTTCCTGAGGACACTGAAAAGGTTGTGGAGACCGGTTCGTTTTTAGGTATAGAGATTAAATAGAGGACTGTATGGCCGTTGTAAAAGAAACGCAGAATTCGCGTCTTGACCGTATTGAAGTAAAAATCGATAAGTTGTCTGATGCTATGATATCTTTGGCGAGAGCCGAAGAGAAGTTGATTGCCATTGAGAAGAACAATCATGCTAACTATGATAGGATGAATCGTTTTTCTCAGAAGCTAGATAGTATCGAAGATAAAGTAAACGACAACGCTCGTACTATCGATGTTATCAAAAAGACTTTTTGGTTGATACTTGGTTCAGTATTTGTTGGTTTAGCTAGTCAGTATTTTATGTAACTTGGAGGTTGTAATGGAACTCATTATTATTGGTCTTGCTCTCGTAATTGGTGTCGCTTGGTGGATGTACAACAACCACGATAAGGTTGAAGATATTGTTGAGGAAGTCGAGGACGCTGTTGACGAGATCGAAGATAAGATCGATGAAGTCAAGCAAAAGGTCAAAGACAAACTCGATGACATTCCTACTAAAGAAGAGCTCAAGAAGTTGACCAAAGCAAAGCTCGAAGAGCTCGGCCGTGATCTTGGTGTTGAACTTGACAAGCGTAAAACTAAAGACAACATGATTAAAGAGCTCAACGAAAAGCTGAGCAAGTAGCATGAGTCGTTTTTGGTATTGGCTACTCTCTCTATTCAAGAAAGAGTACGAAGTCACCGTATGGTTTGAAGGAAGTACCGTTACTAACCCTGACGGTACTAAAGTTGCCACCCGTGATCCTAAAACCTACCTTTGCAGTAACATCGTCAAAATTTCACAAAAGCACATCAAACTAATCCTCACTACTAAAGAGCTGGTTGAGATTAAGACCGTCAACCCAGTTGGTTATGATGTAAAAACCAAAAAGTGGTCTCCTCCTAGTTGACATTTGCTCTATACGTCTGTATGATTTGCGGTGTAGCCGCTAATGAATGGACATATAATGAGTGAGTGGATCGATAGGAAGTACGTTGGTATTATCTCTAACCGGCTTGATCGGTACGTAGTAAAAAGTAACCAACCATACACCGCGAACTTCAGATGTCCTATCTGTGGTGACAGTCAAAAGAATAAATGGAAAGCGAGAGGATACTTCTTTGCAAAGAAAGGAGGTATCTTCTATAAGTGTCACAACTGTTCTTTCAGTGGTAACCTCAATACGTTCCTGAAGAATGTAGATCCAAGTCTACACAAGCAATATGTGTTTGAGTCATTTGCTGAGGGTAAGCAATCTAACACTGCTCCTACTCCCTTTGACTTTTCTCAGCCAAAATTTAAGCCAAAGACAATATTAGACGATCTGTTTGTACCTGTAAAAGGTACCCCAGCAGAGGACTACCTGCGCTCCAGACTTATACCAGAAAAGGTTTGGCCAAGTCTCTATTATGTCGACGACAGCCAGAAGCTGGAAGACCTAAGCGCTAAGTATAAGGATAGAGTACTTGGTAGTGATCCAAGATTAGTCATTCCTTTTTATGATCTCGAAGATAATCTGATAGCAGTTAACTGCAGAGCGATTAACGATTGCAATCTTAGATACATTACAGTCAAGATCGATGATAATGCTCCTATGATCTACAACCTTAACAAGATCGATCGTAACCGTACTGTATATGTTACTGAAGGTCCTCTAGACAGCATGTTCCTCGATAACAGTGTAGCAGTAGGGAGTAGTGATCTAAATGCCGTATCGAGGGTTCTAGACCGTGATAAGGTAGTGCTTGTATTCGACAATCAACCTCGTAATCAACAACTAATTGACATCATGTCGACTGCTGCAAGTCAGCAATATAAAATGGTTATATGGCCAAGTTCAATATTACAAAAAGATATCAATGAAATGGTAATAAGTGGTGTGGACAACATTCAACACATTATAGATAATAATACCCTTCACGGTCTGGCTCTGTCCGTTCGCCTCAACCAATGGAAGAAGATTTAATGAAATACATGATTGATATTGATGGTACCATTTGTGAACAGACAGACGTGAGGGAGATGAACAGCGAGTTCCCAGACTACTCAAAAAGCAAACCATATATGGACCGCATAGAGAAGATTAACAGTCTCTATGGTGAAGGTCATGAGATTCATTACTGGACTGCAAGAGGTACGGTATCAGGAATAGATTGGTATGACCGTA